GAGAAATTAAGTCTGAATCCCTTTAATCCATTAGTAGTTGGGTCACGGTCATATCTTGTAAAAGCTGACGCATAGCCTTCGCTTGGAATATTATTATCAGCATCCCAGTAGTTTACCACATCAGTGTTTGAGCCAAATCCTATGATTATATCAGTAATGACTATATCACCAGTATCTTCTTGTTGTTCGATGTCTAAAACAGATACATCTACTATTAGATGCTTGTTTTCGTCAATTCTTAATTCATTAAACTGTATCATATTTATTTACTATTTGAGGTTGTACGGGGCTTCATTTTAGCAATTTGAAGCTTGGTATCATTATCTCTCTTATCTTTTTGTTTTTGATACTCAAACTTATCTCTGTTAAGCTTCATCTTCTCATCAAATTGACGGATTTTTTCAGACAAATCTTGAGTATCTTCTCCCTCATTAATTATACCATCTCCATCAGCATCTTTTTTATATTGAGCTTGCATGTTGGCAACAAGTAACTTAGTTTCATTATCTCTTTGATTAATAGTATCTTGTTGTTGTAACTTAGCTTGCTCTAACTGCATGTTCATTTGAGCTTGCTGCTGTTGAGCTTGTAATTGCTGCTGTTGTACTTGTTGCTGATATTCCCTCATTTCATGCTCATTTTGTTCAAGCATTTTGATTTTTTCTGATAAAGAACCGCTAGCTTTAAGTTTCAGCCAGGCAGAAAAACTAATAGCACCAGATTGTAATGCCATTATACCTGCTTGGTCAACATCATTTCTAAACTTTTCAATATCATAATCAGTGCTTACTACTAAACCATAATCACACTCAGCAAACTCATCTCCATCAAATTCACAAATTTGTTGTGTTAAATCAGAATTTATATATTGAAATTTTACATTTTTACCTTTACTTCCTATTTTAGCAGTTTCTAGAAAGCACTCATAGACTCTTTTTTTGAGGTTATTGTATTTCTCAAAATACCATCTTGTAATATGAGAAGATTGCAAAGTGCTTCTTTCAACTCCTCCAACAGTTTCTCTATTTTGAATAGCACCAAGTCTTTGTGGTGTAATACCAATTAAATTAGCTACAGATTGTTCAATATATTGAAGAGTGCTGACCATGTATTGGATAGAATTGCCTAATTCAGCATCTATAACACTTGGTACTTGAAATGCTCCAGCTATTTTGCCTTTGGCTGCTCCTTTATTGCCTTCTTTCATAGGATTTACTAGAGTTATACCAGCTGTTTTGGCATAGTAAATCCAATCTTCAAATTTCCAACCTTCAGGCATCATAGCGCCATTGAACTGTACAATTTTACCCATATTGTTTTGAACAGTTCTTACAAACTTATCCATAATGGCATCATACAGATATGACCAAGGTTTTACTTGGTCTATAATACTATATGGTTTACTTTCATTATAGTTAAAAATTTGTCCTATAATACCAAAATGACACCTACTAGGATTAGAAAGTCTATTATATTGAATTGGACATGGTCCTAAATTTACATAAATAGCTTCATCACCTGCACCAATCATGACACCCTGCCAAGCTTCATTAATAGAGTATGTTTTAACTTCCTCACCTGCAGCCTCATCAGGAATATAATCTTCATTTACAAATTTAAACTCTGCTTTTCCTGTTACAGAATCATAGAATTTTACTTCTTTTATTCTTCTTAGGGATTTCCAATATACTTGCAAGACTCTTACATTACCATCAATATCATAAGGAAGTTGACTAAAATTAGTGCCATCAGTAAAGCAAGGATTCATATTGTCATCTGTAGCAAAACCATCAGAGTATTCCCCAAATAAGAAATGACTTAAAGGGTCTCCGTACTCTCCATACTTATCACTGTCAACTCTGCCAGTAGCTTGGCCTTGCATATCTTCAAGAAACTTAATATCTTTAACACTAAGTTTCTCATGGAAAGTATCAAGAATTCTGCCAATCTGCCAATAATCCTCAATAATAATCATGTCTGCATCTTCTATTCTGTTAGAAGCACCATTGCCATAAACATGAACTTTTAAAGGATTAAGTTTTCTAAGTATAGGCTCTCCATGGTCTAAAGTTACTTGAAATATAGCCTCGTTAACAGTTAATACATCTATAAAACCATCACTGAAGATATTTTTAAAATCTTGTTCTTTAGAAAAATGATTAAGCAGCTCATTGGCTCTTTTTTCTCTTATATCTTGATAATCATAAATATAATATTTTGATATTTCTTGTAGCTTTGCTTGATATTCTTCTTCAGATAAAGTTGTATCTTCTACAAGTTTTTGTAAGGACTGTATAATTTCATTTCTTTTAGTATTTTCTTTTTCTGTAATAGAAGTAGGATTAGTAATAACAGCTTTTAAGTCTAAAGTAGAAGCCATCTCTTCACCTACAAGAAGTTCAATGACTTTATTAATAATAGGGTAATGATTTATTGGTGTAAACATATCCTTTTTCTCATACTTAAATCCTTGAGGATTAAGCACTTTGATAAGGTCTGCCATATTAAGCTTACCGTTCAGCAAGTCATAATTTAATTTCTTGTGTGCTATAGTCTTTCTTACTACAGAAGATGATAGAACAGAGTGAGAATCTGCAAACTTTATACATTCTTTACACCATTCTTTAGTTTTTTTTCTATATGGTAAACTTTGCCTTGGAAAGTTATATTTCATATCTAAAATTTTTATGCAAAAATACTAATTATTTTAAACTTATGTGTATTAAATAATTAAAAATATTTAGATAAATCTATTTCGTTTAAAAAAGTCATCTTGATATACATCATAGTCATTTTCTTCTTGAGCTTTTTGTACATCTCCTCCATATTTTACTTCATAAGCGTTTTTAATTATCAATGTAACACCTAAAGCTCTTACTCTATCAACATTTATATCGGGGCCATAAGCACTTAATTCTTTAAGTAGTGCTAAATTTCTAATAGTTTTCACATTATGGATAGTAACCGCTACTTCTTCTCCTTCAGGAGTTTTTTCATATATAGTTTTAGGCAATAATAAAAATTGTTCAATTAAATCATCTTCATGTTTATTAAGTATAGCTGTAGCACTAACACCCTTGCTTGCATTGCCTATACCTTGCTTTCTAACTATATCACGTTCTTTAAGATACTCAGGGGTATCAGCTAACATATAAGTACAGTTCATTTTACTGAAGTAAGCATAGCACATTTTATTATTACTTTCATATAGAATTTGAGCGTTATAAAATATACCAAGTAACCTTAACAATTCAAAAGACTCATCTTGAAACTGCTTTCTACCAGTGTATTCTGCAACTATAGAGTTTGTGTACATGTCTATAACAAATGTAGAACTTAGAGATAAAGAATCTGCTTCATCTTGATTAACAGGGTCGTGTCCTATAACATATCTTTCAGAATACACCTTATCGTGTTGGTCTTTTTCAGGCATTCTAAATATCTGTAAAGCACCTTCCATTTTATTATCTTTCAAAGGAAAGTCATAAATTACATTATCAGAAGTAGGTTTAAACTTTACAGTACCATCTGGATTTTGCACTAAAGTACCTATGTAAGTATCCTCAAATTCATGTTCATTCTCTTCAAGTTGCATAATTCTTTCATTAATTTCTGCAATAGGAAACCTATTATCACCAACTCTCATAATAGCTTCTTGAGGTACAATAGGATACTCAGCAGTACGCTTAACTATGGCATTTACATCATTAGACTTCTTTTTAATGGTGTCTCTATCTTTTAATATTTGATATAAAGCTTTAGTAACATCAGAGTTGCCATTTTTATCATAGCATCCAGCATTATTTAAATAAGCTGGGAAAAAATAACTGAATTGTTTAGCCCCCTTACCTTCAATATCATATATATTATGAAGAGCTTTAATGTGATAACCTTCAGGATGATACATCATTTTACCCATTGAAGCAAAGTCTGAATCTTTATCACCTGCTGTACCAAACATAATTATCTGGCCAAAAACATCTCTCTCATCACCCTGACCTTGTTCTACAGAAGGAAGAATGTTATTCCATACTTTATCAAGATTATTGAATGTGCCTCCTTCTTCAATTATATACATAACAGCACGAGTACCACGAAGTTTTTGTACATCATTATTTGAAGATATACCTACTACAGAATTACCAGTACCTTTATTACCTAAATCAAGGTCTTTATAACCAGCAATCCATATCATATCTTGAAGTCTATTTGCTAGGTATTCTCGTCCAGGCCATTCAGTATTTTGAGAAATATAATCTATATCATGCTGAAATTTATCAAGTGTTTGGTCTCCAGCAACAAGGAATTTTTTATCCGAAGCAGTAATATAACAAGTACATCCTGTATTATTATATTTAGTTTCACCTAATTTAAATATTTTAGATAAATCTGATGCAGCATTAAAGGATTTTCCTCTACCACGACTAGACAACATACAACAATGTAACCCTTCTTCTCTAGCTTGGTATTTATAGTGATACCACCAGTAAGTTCCATCCCAAAACTCTGGTGGTTTATACATACGTAAAGTAGTTTTTTTCTTGTTTTTACCCATTTGAATTTTTACAGGTCTTTGTATTTCTGTATAATTCAAATAATAATACAACATACCAGGAATCCATTCACCATCAGAAGGTCTTATCAAACCCTCATGGCATCTACGAACTTCTTCTTTAACCCATTTGTAATATTCACTATTAGGATTATTATTAGGTTTAAGTTCTGTATATTTACCTGTTTTTTCATAAGTAATAGCAGCCTTTCTAAAATAATCCATATTTTCCAATATATGAGGATGCTCTAAATCAATTATAATTTTACCATCCTCATCTCTAGGTAAATCTTTAGCACGTTTTCTATTAGGGTCAACAAGAGATTTAATAAATGGAATATTATAAAAATAATTATCGAATTTTTCTTGTATTTCTTTAGACATTTCTAGTGATTCTAGAGGTGTCTGACATTCATTTAATTTCATTTTAATCATATTTTATACCATCCTCAAATAGTGCTTTGCCAGTATTACCGCCTCTCTTTCTGCCAGCTTCAAGTACATCAGAATTAACCTGTTTCTCAGCTTCTTGTATGTCTTTGGTTAATTGAGGAATAGCTTTAATAGCACTAGTAATACTACTGATAGTGTATAAAGGCTTGCCTTTATCATCTACAGCGTAAAGGTCTATGTTTCTAAGAAATTTTCTTAATTTGTCAATAGCTACATAAGTATCATCAAGTAGTTGAGAAGATATTGTTGTAGTCAATTTTTTATACGTGTCAATAGCTAATTGAAGTTCAGGACTTATTTTATAGTTTTTAGACAATCCTTCTTGAGCCCTGACAGCCTCAAATCTTTCACCATCATCTACTATATAGCCATAAGAACTTCTAGGGTCAGCCATAAAAAATATAATTGAACATTGTGTATAAAAATTTTCTTTATTTTTACTTTTATCAGCTTGAAATAAATCTCTAATAGGCTTTACTAATAAAGCCTCGTCACTCACTTTTATTTGATAATTTTCAATATTTAGCAGCTTCATAGTATATAAATTTAAAAGGCCAGTGTTTAGCTGGCCTTTAGATTATTCATCATTTCTATTTGATTTATATTCTTTAGAACCCTCATTGGCCTCAAGAATTATATATTCAACATCCCTATCAAACAACATTAGATGTTCAACACCATCTAATTTGATAATGGGAAAATCGTAATCCATTTCATTAAACTCTTCTTTAAGTGAATTACCAGTAGCATCTGCAATATCTTGTTGAATACTGTTCCTTTGATTAGTAAGATGCCTATTCAGATAATGAAGTGGATTTAAAAACACCCAATCACCAACTTTAATATCTTTAACTATAGGACCGATATTTACTACTTGTTGAACCAATTTAGGTAAATTTTTAGCATGAGCTGTATCTTTGAAAAGAATGCCTGTAGCTTTATCGTGCTCTAGAGTGATTTTACCATTAAATTCTTTAAGTTCTTCTTCAGTAAAGTACTTATAGGCAGTAGTAATAATTGCATTATTTCTTACTTGTATTTTCTTCAAATTCAGTTCTTCCATTTTTCTCTTTGTTTTTATTTATGTAAGGTAACTTTTTTTCATCTACATATATTTTTCCTATATGAGGAAATGTAAATCCTAATTGACTAGTATATTCACTAAAATCCATATCCCTGATTGTTTCTTTTACATACTTAAGCCAGTCAGAGTATATAATTTTAATCTTTTGTTTCGGTAGATTGAACTCCTTGGATACTTGCTCCAGTATTTTCTTTTCTATCATTTTTCTTTTTAAATACTAGCAGTAACAGAAAGTCTTCATCTTCATTATAATTAGGTATAAAACTAGGAGCTATTTTGTAGTAACTTAGTTTATCACTAAAAGGAAAATTTCTGGGTATAAGTATATGAAGTTTCTTTAACTTGGTTATAATATTCTGCATTTGTTGAGCACTAATACCTAATTCTTGTCTAAGTTTAGTTCTATAAGTCTCGTTTAATGCAGTTTCATCTAAAAGATTTTCATCACTAATACCTTTGCTTAATTCGTGTCTTTGTCTAAGACAAGCTGCTAAGAATTTCTGTTCTGATTTAGTTAAATGATGTTTAGGAGCTAGATACTCTATCCACTGAGAGAAGAAATCACCTTCTTCAGTAGTACAATCTATTCCGAGTATCTTATTAATTTTCATAATCAATTCTCCTTAATGTTTTCTTCTTCTTTATTAGGAAAGAAAAAATTAGTAAGTTCTTCCTCTGCTTTAATGGTTGTTTCAGTATTAAATTTACCACATTTTACAATCTCCATTAGAAAATAAGCTCTTTGAGTTATTAAATTGTTTTCTAGTTGCTTAACTCGTTGATAAAGATTATTAGTAATGTGCTGAAGTTTGTTATACTCTTCAATAACCTTGTTATAATTTTCCTCATTTACTTCTGTAGGAAATCCTTGTTCATTGATTGCATTATTGTCTTCCATTTTGCATTTATTTTTAAATATTTACCTTGTTTGTATTTCTCTTCAAATTGCTTTTCCCAGTCCTCGATGGAGGATTCTTCAAAATCTGTACTACCACAATATTTACAATATTCTAAATCAGTGCCTTCTAACACTACTGGATTATCTAGAGATAGGCAGTATTTACAGTAATGTACAGGTTCTTCATTATAATTAATTTCTTGCTCCATTAGTAGTATCTTCTAATTGTTCTTGCTGTTTTTTAAGAGCAGCTTTCCATATTTGCTTCATAACAGTGTTTTCTTTTTTAGATTTATAAGTACTGTTATAAAGATTTAAAGCGTGTCCTCTTTTAATAGCTCTGTTTAAACTTTTACATTGTTTCATAGAAATTATTTTTTGCTCCCCCTGAAGGACTTGAACCTTCGACCCCCTGATTAACAGTCAGGTGCTCTAACCAACTGAGCTAAGGAGGAGTATATTAGTTATATATCCAACTTTAAATCTTTAATTTTAATGTATAGTCCACAAAAACATTGGTTGTTTTGTAAGTATTCAGAGCAAGGGCAAAAATCATGTCCAATCCTAGTTTTTACTTTTGTAGGACAATGTCCATCATTTTTGTACAACCTCTCAATAATTTCATTAACTTTAGCATCCTCTGGGTTTAATTCCCATCCTGCTTTACGTACTATTCTAAATGTATTTTTCATATAATTACATTTATTTTACACTATCTATAATGCCAGTAACAACTACTATAATTGCAGCACTCATACAAACTCCTAATAAAAAACCGCCAATAAATGTTATCATAACTTTATAATTGATTAGTACCCCCAACAGGACTCGGACCTGTAACTTACTGCTTAGAAGGCAGTTACTCTATCCAGTTGAGTTATGAGGGCAAGTAATTATTACTTTTTCTTACTTCTAGTAGAAGTAGCTTTAGATTTATTACTAGCTACTTTATTCATAGCATTAGCTCTTTTATTAAGGTCTGAAGCCATATCTTTAGCTGCTTTAACAGCTCTAGCTCTACGTTGAGAATCAGCTATTATCTCTTCATACTGTGCCATAGTCCTAGCATCATCTTCAGCCATCCAATCTTTTTCTGTTTTAACTTTATTTGTTGCCATAAAACATATTTTTATTTTAGTAGCGGGAGTGGGATTTGAACCCACGTGATTCGGCTTATGAGACCGAGCTGGAACCTCTCCAGTCCACCCCGCAATATTTTTATTAAATTCAGTGCAAAAATACAAAATATTTATATACTATACAAATAAAATTTAATAAAAAATTAAATTATTTTTTCAACCAATTGATTATCAACATTGTGTCACATTAGCTTTTATTTTTCTATTAGGTCTGACATAAGAAAAGTGAATCCATGCACCATTATTCTCCCATAACAATTTTAAAATTGTCATTCCCAAAAACTATCAAATTCGTTATATCTTTCAAAATGTAGTTTGTGAACTCTTATGCCAGTTAGTATAGCTCTTACTATTTCATGATGGGTGCACTGCAATTTACGGGATGCTTCTCTCACAGTAATCCAGGATTCCCCTGTTTCGATACATATTATAGGATAGCTCTTACCTTTGTATACTTTAATTTTCTTAACATTTCTTTTTCGCAAATATCTCTTATATTCTTCTAATTTGTGTTTTGGAATGTCACCAACATTATACCCTCTTTCCCTACATCTTTTTCTTTGAGATTCGGACATTTTTCGTCTACTTTCTTCTGACACAGTCAGTCCCTTGTGTTTAACACTTATTTTCTTTTTAGTTTCTTCTGATTTAGGCCCACTACCTCCTTCACCTCCACTAGCTATATTATAAGATAGTCCGATTTCTTGATAATATTTAATAAACCTTTTCTCATAATAATCAGCTTCATCTTTAGTTAGATTGTGTAATACTACTTTATGCATAATATTTTCCCATCCGTATTTCTTTATGGCGTTGTAAAACAAAGGTGAGTCATAATATTTATTTCCCACACTTCCTGCTCTATATTCCATTGTTTTACAAGTTTGCCCTATATAACATTTTCCAGAAGGAGACGTGTGTTTATATATAATATAATTTTTATCCACGAATTTTGAATTTTAATTTTCTATTAGGTCTTACATAACTATAATGTATCCATTTAGATTTTCCAACTTCTTCCCAGATACACTGGTCATAGTCAAAATTTTCAACTATTAATTTATATAATTTTTTATCTTCTTCTAAATTTTTAGTAGTTATATCGCAAGCACATCCTAACTGATGCTGACTAGTATCTACTCCCTTAACTGCTTTATTAAGTTTAGGACATCTATAACCACTATTTATATAAATAGGTTTACCATATTTTTCTCTAATTTTATCCAATTGTTCTATAAGGACTTCAAGATTCTTTTTTATAGCACCATTAGGAGTATTATCAATGCCTTTCAACTTAGCTGTAGCTGAGTAAATTAATTCGTTTAATGTAAAAAATTTTGCCATAATTATTTATTGTATTTATTGCTTATTATATTAGCTAAAACATTTCTACCAAAATCTTCAAGTTCTTCATTATGTTCCCTATAAAGGTTATGGCTAATATACTTAATTATATATCTTAGCATTTTATTATTTTCTTTCTCTATTCTTAAGAGTTTGTCTAATCTGTCTTCCATGTTTAAGTTTTTAAGTCTGGTTCAAGTGGACTTAACTAATGTTTAAGTTAGCTTAAAGCATTATTTCTTTCTTTTAGAGGTTTTATTCTTTACATAAGAACTTGTGCTCATCCACTCTTGTATAGGAGCAGTTTGGATAACTTGCTTTCCTTTGCTTTTAACATCACTAGTATGATTAGCATCTCCTTTATTATAGTCTCCAGCTTTCCAATATCTAAAAGCATCTAAAAGAGGAGGAGTGGTAGCTCTTTGTTCGTCTGTTAAATCAAAGTAATGCCAATCTCTAACTAAGTAATTAGCAGGAATTACACCATAATTTCTAAAATAAGAAGAGTTGCCTAATGCTCTGTTAGCTTCACTATTACTGCCATAATTATAGTAAGGATTAGCACCAAAAGCTGTCTCTTGTGCTGCTAGACCTAAACCTTCTTCCAAAGGGATGCCTGCCATAACAGAATACTTAGCAATACTATCTAAAGCATTAGTACTAACTCTTCCTACTCCAGGAACAACTATTTCTTTTTCAGGAATATAAGGAATATCATAGCTATGGTTAATCTTATCAGCATTGAATCTTTGGATACGTCGTGCTGTTTTATCTTCTAGTTTTTCACTGACTGTTTGAGTAGGACTATCATTTCTTCTCACTCTTTTTAACTGACCTCCTTTTTGATAACTTATAGGGTACTCAGTAACATAATTTCCATCAAACAAGTAATCCATATTAGGCAACATATACTTAGTATCACCAGTGTCTGATATACCTATTACAGGATAATCTACTCCTTTCATAGTGATATTATTTGAAGGAATAGTAGTAACTTGATGAGGATATTGCCATTGACCATAAAGAGTAATATGGCCTAATTTACCCCCTAATTGGTATTCATTACCATAAATTTCTTTTTCAGTATAAGGTTTATCTTCTTTATATATTTCTGGATATTGTTGCCTGTTAATTATAGAAGGAGAGAATGTAGAGTCATTAATCCAGCTACCACCTATCATAGGACTTCTAGAATACATGGACTCATTACTAAAAGTCTTATGGTTAGGCAGCTTATATGTGTCAGGAAAGTGTTTTAACTCATCTAATTGTCTAATAGCATCATCATAATTATCATTAAAATATCTCACATAGTCATAACCAGCTTTAGCATTATCCATTTCAATGTCAGGATATTTAGACTGCATTTGAGATTTCCATTCATTGAAAGTAAGTCTACCACCATCTTGATAACTATTATAATGGTTAATTATACTAGCTAAGTCAGTATATCCTTTAGAAGCATAGATACCAAGTAACTGTGCTTTTTGTTGCATATTAAGATTACCCCACCTATCCATATTACAAAACTATTCTACTTAACAACCAATAAGCTACTTTAACATACCATTTCTGTGGCCAATCCAAATCAAGGTGTGCAGTCCTTTCTACCTCATAACCCAATATATACAAATTATTATGGGCTATCCACTCCCTAATCATTGATTCGTTAGACCTATAATTTAAAGGAGTATCCATAGTAATACCTGTATTATCTACTTCTTTTCTTAGCATACTAAGAATCTCATCCATAACAATAGGCAATTCAACATTATGTGAATTCTCTATATGGATATTGTTAGTGGAGAGTGTTATTTCTAAACCATATATAACTATCTTGTACATAGCTTATTTTTTTTATAAATTCTATTTTACTACAACAAGTAACATACCATTTATAACCTTCATCATTCATTAGAATGTAATAGTAATCCTCTTGAGTAACTAATATACCTAAAAATCTACCTTTTTTACCAGTAACATCTTTAGCATATTGAAATAGATGTGATTTACATTTACCTGCTAATGATTCAAGATTTTTACTTTGAAGTCTTTTTATTTCTTTCTCATTAAAATCTTCAGGAGAAGATAGCCATAAATATATACCAATAGGACTGTTGAAACTGCCTGTATATAGCCCAAGTCTAATCAACCATCTACATAGCCTAGACTTATGAAAGTTATTATAAGCCTTGAGGGAGTGGAGATTAATATCGAACTTATATTTCCATTTCATAACCAAATATTTTGAGTGCAAAGATACGTAATTATTCTCATTCTACACAAAGAACATCTTCAGATAGCCAATGAATATTAAATTCCTTATTTAATAGTGTATGGAATATCTTGACAAAATCCACTACATTATTCCTTATGTCGCAAATATCACACACTTTTGTGATTAATTTTCTATTGTTTTGCAAACTCTTATTTATTAGAATATCCTCATAAAGCTTGGCCAATACAGAAGCTAAATACTTATCTATGTATAAACTATTTCTGATTTCTAGTAAATTATGATAGCAGTCTATAATAGTTCCAGCATCTTCATTTACAATCAAGGCAATCTTTTTATAACATTGATTCGGTAAGAACCCTTTAGATAAATTATAGCCTTTAGTAGGGTTAGTTAAGTCCCATTTTGCTATTAGTTCTTTTTCTAAAGTATGAGCATCAAATTCACATAGGTTAGCTTTCACTACTTTATGTTGTATGTTATTCCAGCCACAGTCTTGTATAGCTTGATACATAGATTTATTCCTTTTATAGCCTTCACCACCATTCCATCTCTCTTTTAAGCTATTACAAGTAATCCCTACATACTTCCTATTATTAGGAAATGTATGTAAGTATACTGTGAATGGCCAATACTTTTTAGCTAAAATTAGGTCTATTTGTTCTTTTCTTAGCATCTTCTATACTTTTTATAAACAAAAAACCTCCCTATTTGGCTGAGAGGTTTTTCACGTAGCATATTTTATATTGAGGATTTCGTACAATTTAGGCAACTCTTAAGAATAATTATAAATATTCTCTTTTTCTCAAGAGGAGACCCTGAGTTTCACCTTTTTAAACTCTTAGGTTGAAGTGGGTTTACTTCACATTGACCAGTGTACTTTAGGGCGGTTATACTCCTCAATATCCCTTGGACTGTTTACCTCAGCGATGCTACGCACAGTCACCTAAAGTTCCTCAGTCAATGTCCTCTCGTAAATCAAGGTCTTTCTGCCTATGAACTAACCTTAATTTTTCAATTGCAAAGATACGAATAATTTTTAAATTAACAAGAAAAAAAATAATTTTTTTATTTTTTTTAAATTTTTTATTTTTTTTATTTTTTGTTTTTATTTATATGAGTGAAGGATAGCCCACTCTTACCCTCCCCCTTACTTGAGAGGTGGGGATATACCCCCATTGGACCTCTCAGTATCTCAATTATTCACAAATCTCTCTTGTACCGTAGAGTAGAACGGTGCTATATACAAATGAATACCTTTAACACAGTTTCCACTAAGGAATTCTCTGAAAAGAACGGCCAGTTGAAACGGATTCTCCCCCTTAAGAACGAGGGGTCTGTGCTGTACACTAAGCATCGTGATAATGGCCAGACTGAGGATGTCCGTGGTATTGGCGTTAAGAACGCTATGGGCACTAGTTTTGTGTTTGCCCTAAGTAGCGGACTCTCCAAATTGTCCCTTGATGAACTGAAGAAACAGTTCTGGAATTTGCAGGTTGGAACCCAGCAATATGTTGATAAACAAGGGAATATGAAGGAGATGAACATCCTCTGCCGTAATGGTCGTGAATTGGATGAAGAGGCAGGTCTTGACCTCTAAATCTAAAACCTAACAGAATTTCCAAGCCTTGACTCTAATTGATACTTCGCCACACGTAAAAACAACGTTGGTTACATTATTGCAATAAAAAGTCGACAAATTTGTTGCAATGAATTACCTATTATAAAGTAGCAATAAGTAATAGGTGGAGTATGGCTGCTACTATCAATTGTAGTTAGGGCTTGGAAATTTTATCTTTTTTACCTAAAAAATACTCAAAATGTCTAAAAATGAAAAATACCTTGTAATAGGATGTATAGTAATCCTAGCAATAGTAATACTTATAAGCATATCAGATGGTTCATTCGAATATGCTTTAAGTAAATAACTTCTTATACCAACGTAGAGAATATTTGGTATAAGAACTAATAAAAAACTCAATATAAAACATCCTAATATATCATTTGGGAATGGGGTAAGAACGCTGACAACGTTAAAACAACTGTCAATAAACAACGACCGAAGGCTGCTTAAAGGTGCGCGACCAAATGATACGTTTAGGATTTCCAAGATGTTGAGTAATGCTCCGACTACACTTCACATA